TATGCCATGTGCTTCTCGGCATCAGGAGTTGCACTGATAAGTTTAATCTGGGTATCCATCATCGTCATCAAATACTTCGTCGTAGTCTGTTATGTAGTTAGCAGCAGGATCATCAAAGTTTTCTTGTTTCGTTGTATATGAATCAACATCGGAGAATACTTCACTCTCTAATGTATCAACAAGTAATTTGAGATTCCTTACTATTAGTTTAAGTCGTTCTCTTTCCATAAAAAATGGGAGGTTACCCTCCCATTCTATCAATATTTAATTGGTAAGTCAATCACTTAGTGTAAGTTTTACCGCG